TAGCAAGAAGGTGACGTAATTATGATATAATGACAATAGCTCAAGCTGATTCAATAGATGCGCTTAGGGTTATTGCAGCAGCAAAACGTTTGTATATTGTAGGTCATATGCAAGGTACGTGGGATGCTCAAGGCAAAATTACATTACCAGGGCATACAGCAGAACAAGTTCAAGATGTTATTGAGAATATGGCTGCAAAGATGACAGTGCAGAGTTTAAATTCATATAAATAACACTATAGAAACAGGAATAACATATGGCAACTATAACAAATAGGGTGGGACTCGCAGAACATGCATTAAGAGAGCTCGGTGCGCCCGTAATCGAAATCAATGTAGATGAGGACCAAGTCGAGGATAGAATCGATGATGCTTTACAATATTATCAAGAATATCATGCAGATGCTGTATTTAGAGTATACCTTAAACACCAACTAGTAGCAGATGATATAGCTAATTCATACATCACTATTCCAGATGGTGTAACTTCTGTCGTACGTTTATTAGACTTGAAGTCGGGTTCTTCTGAAGCACTATTTAACGTTGAGTATCAAATGAGACTCTCTGATATGATGAGTTTTTCAACATCATCTAAGAACCTACAGGTGTATGACCAAAGAATGTCTCATCTAGCTTTAATGGACAACAGATTAAACTCAACCGAATTATTAAGATTTAATCGTCATATGAATAGACTTCATGTTGATGAGGGATTTAAATCACTTGCTGTTGGTGATTGGATATGTATAGAGGCTTATCAGATAGTAGACCCAAGTACATATACTGATGTATATAATGACATGTTCTTGAAGAGGTATGTTACAGCTCTAATCAAAAAACAATGGGGACAAAACCTAATTAAATTTGAAGGTGTTCAACTTCCTGGTGGTGTTACAATCAACGGCCGTCAAATTTATGAAGATGCAGTAGAAGAAATTAGGTTAATTGAAGAAAACATGCAATTAGCTTGGCAGCTACCTGATGATTTCTTAATGGGATAAATTAATGGCAACAAATGTCTACTTTAACGGTGCGGTAAAATCAGAACAAAATATGTATGAGGATTTAATCATAGAGTCTATCTCTATGTACGGTCAAGACGTGTTTTACATTCCTAGGGTTAGTATATCAGATGACCAAATACTAAATGAAGAGTATTCTAAGTTTGAAGATGCTTGGCAGGTGGAGATGTACATTGAAAATGTTGATAGCTTCGAGGGTGATGGAGATTTACTTTCAAAGTTTGGTTTAGAGATAAGAGACCAAGCAACGTTTATTGTAGCTAAATCTCGTTGGGAACGTCAGATTGGTACTAACCTAACAACACAAAGGCCAATGGAAGGAGATCTAATTTATCTTCCTATGTCTAAGTCATTATTTGAAATTAAATTTGTTGAACACGAACAACCGTTCTATCAACTACAAAACCTTCCAGTTTACAAGCTACAAGCAGAACTATTTGAATATAGTGATGAAGCACTTGATACTGGAATTGACGAAATAGATTCAATCGAACGTCGCTTTGCTACAATTTACACATACACATTAGGTAGTGGTTCAGGAGACTTCATAATTGGTGAAACAGTTACACAGTGGACTGGCTCGAATGATGGGTCTTCAGACCCAATCAATATTGAAGGAGAGGTAGCGAACTGGGAATCGTCTGGAACGACCACGGGCCAAATTGCCATGGTAGCTCATGTGACATCAGATGATAAGTTTAGACAGTTTTACGTCAGCTCAGATAGCAATAAACGTGTTGTAGGAACAGAATCCGGAGCAGTATACGACGTTGTAACAGTTGTAACAGTAGCTACTGACGGATTGAACGAGAACGATGCAGACAACGCTATATTTGAAACAGAAGCTGATTCAATAATAGACTTTACAGAAGATAATCCATTCGGAATGCCATAATGTTTACTACACACTACTACAATTCAAGCGTGAGACGAATGGTCTCAGTATTCGGATCCTTGTTTAATGATATTCAAGTCGTAAAGACTGATTCATCAGGAAAGGTTCTACAAAGTATTAAAGTACCATTGGCATATGGTCCAAGACAAAAGTTCATAGCTAGGACTCGTAAACTAAATGATCCGAAGATGGCTATAAAGTTGCCTCGTCTATCATTTGAAATAACTGACATGACATATGATGGTGCTGCTCGTTTAAATAAGAATAAGAAACTAAGTGCTGTAGTAACCGGAGATAACACGGTAAGACAAACATTAACAAGCCCTTCTGTTTATAAAGTTGGGTTTGAGTTAAACATACTTGCTAAGTCGCAAGATGATGCGCTACAAATACTAGAACAAATTTTACCTATATTCCAACCAGATTATACAGTTACTATTACAGACATCCCTGACATGGGAATTAAATCTGATGTTCCTATTGTACTAACTGGTGTTAGCTTGAATGATGACTATGAAGGTGACTTCTTATCGAGAAGAACTGTCATATACACTCTCGCATTTGAAACGAGAATTAAATTCTATAGGGGTATTGCTAATGCTGAAATCATTCGTGATACAGAAGTATATTATAAGAATATGAATACTTCACAAGATATTGAAGTTCAGAAAGTTGATGGTGATACTACACCATACACTGAAACAATTGACTTCTTTAATGAACCAGAATAAGGAGATATTATGTTTTTAACAATTGCGTTTATATTAGGATTCGTCATCGGATGGTGGGTCAATGAAAAGGTAGAAGATGCCGCAGAAAAAGTTAATCCATTGAATTGGTTTAAAAAATAAACAATAAAATATTATGAGTGATCATTTAGATAAAGACTACGAGCACATTCGTAGACAACTGTATGATTTGAGCAATCAAGGTGATGAGGCAATTGAACTCATGCTTGAACTTGCTCGTGAATCAGAACATCCAAGAGCCTTTGAGGTACTAGGACAACTCATTAAACAGAATGCAGAGATTGCAGAGAAGTTAATGAAGCTCCAAAAATCTAAAAAAGAAGTAAACAACCTAGACGGAGTCGCTGCGTTAGCAGACCAAGGAACAGTAAATAATAATGTGTTTATAGGTAGTACTGCAGAGCTACAAAAGATGTTACGTGATGAGATTGTGATCGATGTCGAAGAAGGACAATAAGTATCTAGGCAATCCTAATGTTCGTGGTGCTGATGTAGAACACGCTTGGACTAAGGATGAATTGATAGAGTATAAGAAATGCTTAGACTCTCCAGTATACTTTGCTGAAAACTACTGTAAGGTAATCCACCTTGATAGAGGCCTCGTTCCTTTTGAATTGTATCCATACCAACAAGAAATGTTTAATCACTTTGAAGAGAATAGATTCTCCATTGTGTTAGCATGTCGTCAGTCTGGTAAATCAATTTCCACTGTTGCTTATTTACTATGGTACGTACTATTCAAGGGGGAGCAAGTTGTTGGCATTCTAGCTAATAAGGGTGCAACATCAAGAGAGATGTTAGGACGTATTACTCTTATGTTAGAGAATGTTCCTTTCTTTCTTCAGCCAGGTTGTAAAGCATTGAATAAGGGTTCTATTGAATTCTCTAACAACTCGAGGATAATTGCAGCATCCACAAGTGCATCATCTGTACGTGGTATGTCAATGAACTTAGTTTACCTAGATGAGTTTGCGTTCGTAGAAAGAGACGTTGAATTTTACACATCAACCTATCCAGTAATTTCATCAGGTAAATCCACAAAGGTTATCATTACTTCAACGAGAAATGGTATCAATAATATGTTTAATAAGATATATGAGGGTGCTGTTCAAGGAACTAATGAGTTTAAATCGTTTAGAGTAGATTGGTATGATGTTCCAGGACGAGATGATGAATGGAAAAGACAAACAATTGCTAATACATCAGAGTTACAATTCAGACAAGAGTTTGGTAATGAATTAATAGGTACAGGTAATACTCTTATTAATGCAGAAACGTTAATGGGGTTACAATCTATTAATCCTATAGCAGAGTCTAATAATGTTAAGATATATTTTAATCCTGAACCGAGTCACAACTATCTAATGTTTGTTGATGTGTCTAAAGGTAGAGGAATGGATTATTCTACGTTTACTATTATAGACGTATCAAGTGTACCATTCAGACAAGTGGCAGTGTTTAGAGATAATATGACATCTCCTTTACTATTTCCTGATGTTATATATAAGTATGCTAACCATTACAATCAATGTTACGTTATGATAGAAAGTAATGACCAAGGTGCGGTAGTGTGTAATGGATTACATTATGATTTAGAATACGAGAACGTATTCGTAGAATCTATGGTTAAAGCTAACTCGATTGGCGTTACTATGACAAGAAAGACAAAAAGAATTGGTTGTTCTAATATTAAAGATATTATAGAACGAGGTAAGTTAATAATATACGATAATGAAACAATCATTGAGTTATCGTCGTTTGTAGCGAAAGGTAACTCGTATCAAGCTGATCATGATGGTCATGATGACTTAATGATGAACTTAGTACTGTTTGGATGGTTCACATCGACTCCATTCTTCGAAGACGCTACAGACGTCAACATGAAAAGCTTACTATATAAAGAGAAAATACGGCAGATTGAAGATGATTTAATTCCAATTGGCTATATTGGGGAGCCAGATACACATCCGGAAGGTGATGGATGGGTAGTCTGGAAAGGTTAATATTTATAAATAAGAGTATTGAATAATTCGTATTATGATCTTTTCTTATAATTAATAGAGGTAAAAACAATGGCATTTCTAGTCTCGCCTGGTGTACAGGTAAAAGAAATCGACTTGACTAATGTGATTCCAGCGACATCAGCATCAATTGGTGCAATCGCTATGCCGGCCGTGTGGGGACCAATCAATGAGATTGTTACCGTCGGGTCGGAAAAATCATTAGTGGAGACGTTTGGGCAGCCGAATGATGCGACCTACAAAGGTTTCATGCAAGCAGCTCAATTCCTTAGTTATGGTAACAACTTAAAGGTGGTAAGGGTAGTCGGCGACAACTGCTATAATGCCGCTATGAACACAACAACACTCGTTCGAAACGAAGCTCACTTTCAACAGCAGTTTTCATCACTTACATCAGGTACATGGGTCATGGCCCGTAATGCTGGTGTATTAGGTAATTCACTTGGTATTTCCGTGTGGCCTGCTGATTCAACCAAAGCATTTACTACTTGGTCTGTTACTCCTTCTGGTGGTGATACCATTTCATTAGACACTCTTTTCAATGGCGCCCCTGGTGTTTCAGATTATGTATCTGACTTAGGCGGATCCACTGACGAAGTTCATGTTGTAGTATATGACGAAACTGGTGGAATCACTGGTAAGAAAGGTACTATTCTTGAAACGTATGCTAATGTATCACAAGCTAGTGATGCAAAAGCCGCTGATGGAGCTACTAACTATTGGGTAAATGTTATTAACAACGAATCTGATTGGATTTATGTTGGTAATGATCACCCTCAACTAACACAATCAAATGATGCGGCCGCAGGCACAACATTTACTACATCACAAACGTCTTCTGTAACAGACGACATTAATCAACTACTTTCAGGTGGTGCTGATGGTGATGCTGTAACAACAGGACAAGTTAATTTAGCTTACGATTACTTTGCTGATGCAGAGACTGTTGAGGTATCGTTAATCATGCAAGGTCATGATAATGTAACTGTAGCGAATCATATTGCTAGTTTGGCAGCTTCAAGAAAAGACTGTGTAGCATTTATTTCACCACCTACAAGTACTGACACTTTAGCAGAGCTTGTAGCTTGGGCAGGAACAGATGTCACAGCACAATCATCATATGTATTTGCAGACTCAGGTCCGCTTTATGTGTATGACAAATATAACGACAAATATAGATGGATCCAAGCTTCTGGTTCATGTGCGGGCTTAGCTGCTCATGCTGACTTAGTTGC